GCCCTTCCCTTGATCGCCCTCCAATACCACGAGGTCAAGATCAACCTTGACATTCGCCCCATTGACGAGTGCTTGTGGGCTGTCGGTACTCTTAACACCGCCGCATGCTCTTCTGGATCTGGTAAGGTCACCACTGCCTACAACCAATCCCTTGTTGCCGCTTCCCTCTATGTTGACTATGTCTTCTTGGATACCGATGAGCGCCGCAGAATGGCCCAGAACCCCCACGAGTACCTCATTGAGCAACTTCAATTCACTGGTGACGAGTCTGTCGGTTCCTCCAGTAACAAGATCAAGCTCAACTTCAACCACCCCGTTAAGGAGCTTGTTTGGGTTGTCCAGCCCGACCAAAACGTCGACTACTGCTCGTCTCTTGAGTGTGGCCAGACCCTTTACAACACCCTTGGTGCCCAACCCTTCAACTACACTGATGCTATTGATGCCCTCCCCAACGCCATCCACTCCTTCGGTGGACCCGAGTCTGTTGCTGAGACATCTCAATCCTTCATCAACTCTAACGGTCTTTTCAATGATGCTGGTGCCGTTGATGTTACCACCCAAAACTGGTGGCACACAAACCCCGCTGGTGCCGCTGGTACTGGTTCCAACTACACTGCCCCACAGCTTGGTTTCCCTACTATCCAGAACTCTGGTGTCTCTGATGCCGGTACTTTCGTTCTTGCCGAGACATCTCTTGACATGCACTGCTGGGGTGAGAACCCTGTTGTAACTGCCAAGTTACAACTTAACGGCCAAGACCGCTTCTCTGAGCGTGAGGGTACATACTTCGACCTTGTCCAACCCTACCAACACCACACTCGCAACCCCGACACTGGTATCAACGTTTACTCGTTCGCTCTTCGCCCCGAGGAGCACCAGCCCTCTGGCTCTTGCAACTTCTCCCGCATTGACAATGCCACTCTTCAACTCGTTCTTTCCAACGCCACCGTTGAGGGTACCAAGACTGCCAAGGTCCGTGTCTATGCCACCAACTACAACGTTCTTCGTATTATGTCTGGTATGGGAGGCTTAGCGTATTCAAATTAGTTATGTACTATATATTGTGTATGGTATTTGTGACCTACAAAGTTTTCTAATAAAAAGGGTTCGCCCACAAAAAAATAAAAATGTAAAATAATTAATTTATATAAAAATTATAAATTAATTATTATTGTCAATCAAGTAAATTATTTGTATCTTTCTTTGATTTTCGGTAATCAGCTAACTCTTTCGCTCTGTGTTTTTTGTATTCTTCATCGCCATATTTTTCTTTCAACTTATCGCGAGAAATTTGTTTTCTAATACGTGCTTCTTCACGTTTTTCTTCAGATGTTTTTTTATTCGTATTTTTTACAATATTTTTGGATGATTTATGTGTATTATTTATAATTGTGGTTGTTTCAACTTTAGTGTTACATTTCAGATATATTTCGGTCATTTTATTAAATAATTCACCCAATTCCATATCCTTTTTAATATAGTTACACCCCCCACAACACGGTTTTACATTAGACATTATATATCCCAATTTATTATCAATACGGTCAATACCATTTTTATAGTTTTCATATGATTTTCTACCACATAAATAACATTGTGAATTTATAATTATATTGTATTCCTCTTCTGATAATTCAAATGGTAATAATTTGTTGCTTGCTCGCCTTTTATATTCATTAAAACTTCGCGCATCAGTATCACAAAACTCTTCCGAAAAATAACGTCCTTCGATTTTATTATTATAAGTCAAAATATGTTCTATTCGTTTCAAAAATACATCAACAGATAAGGAGCATTTCATATAATTACAAGTTTTACAACAACTCACACAATTATCAGTAACATATCCTATACTTGAAGCCATTCTATCAATACCATTAAATCCGCGTTCTTGGATAACATCGCAATAATGACATGGTTCCTTTACAATTTTGTCAAAGTCTTCTTGAGATATTTCAAAATCTAAATTTTTATCTCTAGCTGATCTCGAATATACCCCATATTGCAAATTAATATTATTTATTTTATTTTGGTTATTCACCTTTACTTTATCTGGGTTATTTTCTCTCCATTGTTTCGCATTCACGGTATTTCTTGCCAAATATTCAGTAATATTCTCGTCAATACATCGTTGTCTATGGTTCATACAATACATAACTATCTTCTCGTAATTTGCTTCCTTCCATTCAGCTTTTTTCGCAATTCGTTCTGGTTTCTTAGCAGCAATACGGTTTAACTCATTACAATGCTCTTTATCTCGTTTTTGGTCTTGAATGCGGTTATAATCTCTACAATTTTTACAAGATTTTGTAGACCCACCATTAACACCAATAAATAAACTATTTTCAAATTCTTTACAACAAGTAGAACATGTTTGATGTGTATCCGTTTTCTTATTATTTGTCGCATTTACCCTACGATTCTTTTCTTGTTCTCGTTCTTTTTCCAAACAAGATTGGCAACGAGTATATTGATAATCTAAATCAAGTTGGGTTCTACAGCCACGAATATACTGTTTACAAACCTTCTTACCTATAGCTACGGTATCATCAATAAATATACAAATTTGATGCTTATTGCAATAAATATTCTCTTTTGAACGTTTGAATACACAACCATTGTTTGCACATAAAACAATATTTTCGCGATTTATTTTTTGATTTTTCTTTACTCTGTCGCGACAAGAAGAACATGTCTTACCATCTGGTAAATAATATGATTTCTTACAACCCGAACATATCTGTAGATTCGATAGCATTTCTTTCGTATAATCAACCATATAATCGTGCTTTTTACAAAAAAGTGTATCATTTATGGTGTTACATCTACACCCTTTTAAATTTCTATCTATTGCTGAACACTTTATCATTTCTATATATTACATATACATTTCTTTTTATATAGTTTTTTATACAATAACTATATAATTCATATATTGTCAGATTCTAACTTTTCTTTCTTTTTCAAGTATGCTGTTCTTGCCCATTTCTTTTTTTGTTCTGGCGTAGGCTTGTAAGTAGCCTTATAATTAGTTTCTTCTTGGTATTTCTTCACACGATCTTTGATAACTTCCTTATTCTTCTCGTAATATTCCTTGCTACTGGCGGGTGAAGTGTATCGCTTTAAACGCTCTTTAGTCGATTGTAGTTCCGCCTCTAATTGAGCGTTCTTTTCTTCAAGTTCTTTGATACGAAGGTCTTTATCCATTATTCTATTTTACAATATATACTATAGAATAATCTTTATATAGTTTCTCGTAACATATATAAATAATCCATATTCAAAAAGTATCCATTCTTAGAGAGAAAATAAAGGCAAAATATGATTATGAAATATGATTATGAAATATGATTATGAAATATGATTATAATAAGAAATAATAATAATAATAATAATAATAATAAAAATAAAAATCAACCAACACATATTATTTTCTTACATCAAACAATGTATTAAACATGCTCGTCTTGCTTCGAGTAACAAGCTTTCGGTGCGAATATTGTCAAGATCTATATATTTTTTTATAATAGTCTCAATCTGATTTAACTGTTTTTCACTCATATATATACTACCCGCTTCAGCCGAGTTCACTGGTTCACCGTAATCTTTATCACGCTGTATTCTAATCATTCGCACCTCTCTAATTTTATCTAGTGTAATCGGTTCATCCAAATCCATTTGTATTTGTCCACCAAGATAATACTTACCATGCGCCCACGATTCTTTAGACTGTTTCAAATAGTCAAATAAAACTGATTTATCCAAATTATGAAATTCCCTCTCTTCTTTATATCTCGGATTTAAATTATGTGTGAAATTTATCAACTCTGTTAGCGTAACCTTAACATTATTCGTCTCCTTTTCTTTGTTCTTTTCCTTATCCAAAGCCTTATTTTCGTCAAGTATATTATTAGAATACATATTATCTATACTAGTATGTATTGTACAAATATAATTACGCAACGATCAATTTTAATAAATAGTAAAGGTCTAATATATAATATATAATATCTACTATATATATATTATATCTCAATGTCAGATCAAGACCAATATGTAAAATCAATATTATCCTATGAACATAAATGGTGTAAAACTATGGGCTTTTTTAACCCATATGTAGATCCGTTTAAACATTTTATATCAAAAAATGTCCCCGATTTTGATTACCAAGCATTTTACAAATATAAGGAACATAATTTTGTATATGATAAATTATGGGTAATTAAATCACAAGGATTGTTAGGCGGTGAATTAAAAGACCTCAAACCAAATGATAATATAACACTGCCCATCTTTATTAAACCTAGATGGGGACATGAAACGGCCTCCAGTAAAAATTGTTTTAAAATAAATTCATGGAATGAAATTCAGCAATACAAACGCATTCCAGATATGATGTGGTCAGAATTTATCGACGCAAAAGAGCAAATGACAGATTATTTTTTAATTAATGGCCACATCGTTCATCAAATTACATATATTTATTCAGATACTCAAAATGGTTTTATCGATGATTGGAAATATATTAGTTCTGATAGCAAACCAATACCTAAAATAACCGATTGGGTTAACCTTCATATGGGCGGTTATACTGGAGCAGTAAATGTTCAATATAGAGATGACAAAATAATTGAAGTAGGTCTTCGACTCGCACGCGGAGGAGCATATATTTTAAGCACCAAAAATAAATATTTAATTGAAAATATTAATAATGTAGTTGACAAAGGTCACTGGGATTATACGATTCAAGAAAAAATGTCCTTTCAATCGTTTTATTCATTTAAATGCTATAGTCCAATTCCGGTTATGTATGTATATCCCCAATATGTCATGGATTATGTTATGACAAAGTACAATTCTATGCCTTTTTACGAGTATTATTTTGAACCGTCTGGAAAAAGCGGAATGGTCGTCTTTCAATTCATGCATACGAATTACGATGAGGGTATGAAAGCAAAAAAGCACATTGAAACGATGATTCAATTTGCGCAATATTTATTTATTTTCCTTTTTATAGCCAGTTTAATAATGTTTAGCTACAATAAAATAGTCGGCATTATTATGATTATTGTAATTGGAATGTTATTTAATACTCGTTTTATAAATCCAATGGGTGTTCAATATCAGCATTGGAAAGCAGCAAAGCAAATGATATATGGATAATTTATACGGATAAATAGACATAGTTCTATGAAATGTATTATTCGTTCTCTCTATTAAGTAAGTATAGCATCATTTACTTCGTTGTGTAAATATTGATTTTCATAATCATTTATATTTTTCATCGTGTCTTTTATTGACATTACCAATCCATACAATGGATCTTCATCTATATTATGTAAAACATGCGCCATCTGTGAATAACTTCTTTCTAACGTTGGTCTAACAAGTAATATAGGGTTACCATTATTATCTATAGGCAACCGATTTCTGGCTTCATCTGTCATACCATCTAAGATGTATTGTATTAGGTCACGATGTTTATCTGTATATTGTGCGTCATATATTTCTAGAAAATTGAGGAATTCATCATACATTCGCCTATGGTTAGCAGACACGTCTTTATGTTCGATGATAATAGACATCATATTCAATAGATTATACCGATTTAACTGTAGTAATCCACCATATTGTATGTTTGTTTTTAGATGTTCAATATTATTCTCATATTCAGCCACAGTTGCTATATGATTTGTTGCCATATCTGTTTGGTTTGATGCCGCGCCGTTCATTGTATTTAAATATATTAAATATATTATTATTTAATTCAATTTTGTTAAATAATAATTCTAATTTTAATTTGGCCAATATTGTACATATTAAAATTTATATAATTATTTTATTTTACACCATATTATGATCTATACAATACTCACTATAATCGTATAAAAAATTATACATATTTATAATCGTATTTGTCGCAACATCGTAGATAGTTGTAATTTCAGCATCGGATGAAAGTGTGACGCCGTTTACATATGAAGTATCGTCTACTGTTAGAGGTGATGTATCATCTACACTGGATAATGCGTCTACACTTGGTGTGTCAATGTGAATCGATGTCATGACTGCCGTATCTGTATCCGCCGCAATATGAGTATCATTATCATGCGAGTCCATCTATATACTATATCATAGTTTTATGTTTAAATTGGTGTATTAAATAATTTATTCATATTTTCCACTTCTGGCCTATATTCCACATCTACGAATATTTTTTCAATGAGACTATCATCTCTAAATCGTATACTATACTCCTTATTTAGCTGGTTTCGACCAATTCGCCCAAGTGCTTGAATCGTTTTTTCTTGTGTCATATTTCCCAGATCTTTACTAATATATCCATGGCAAAACTGATAGTTGGTTCCATATATGTAATCGGACGACGCAATAATCAAATACAGCTTTTGTTGAACTGCCAATTGCTTCATGATTTCCGTATAATTATTATCATGATTGTTAGTAAATACGCCAATCCCCATTAACAACAAGATTTTCCAACTGCTTTTAACCTCCATCAACATGATTCGCTCAACATCATTCGGCTCTATGTTACACGAAAACTCTCGGTCAACTACGTCTTTTTTAATCCAATGTCTCATATGTGCTAATTTATTCGGCACAAATAAATCACTTAGAGCAATCGTTTTTACCAATTTATGTAGAGCATCGATTTCACCGCGCAACCGTTTCTGTTCTGG